AACAAACAAGCCATAATGAATACAGCCGTTACAGCAGAAATCTCTAGATTCCAGTGTACTGGAGCAGGTGCAGGTTCTTCTACCACCACAGTAGTGACGCTAGTATCAAATTCACTAGTAAAAACAGCCCAAATGCATTCACCAACCAACATAATATATTCTTTCATAATTTATCCTATTTTACTCTCTGCAATTAAAAATTCTTTCACTAAGTCACTTCTCACAATATCATCAATAGTAAATTCAATGTGACAAGCAGAAGGCATATTATCTAACACTCTCATGAATTTGTCAAGACCTGATTTACCGTTAATATCATTCTGTTTTGTATCACCACAGAACACTATCTTACTATCAATACCTATCCTAGTCATAATGGTGTACAGTTCTACATAGTTCATGTTCTGTATCTCATCCACCACTATAATGCTATTATCTAGAGTAATACCTCGCAGGTAAGAAGAGAGACAGAAGGTTAAATGCTTCTGTTCCTTAAGTCTAATATACCCATCCCCTCTACTTAATAAATCATTACATAGAGATATATAAGGTGATTCATACACCATCCCTTTCTCTTCCAAGTCTCCTGGAAGATGTCCTATTTCCCTGGCAGGGACAGCAGATCTCACAAGAACAACTCTGTTGTATACATTCCCTTTGTCTAATACAGTTTCTAGGGCTTTGTATACAGATATAGCCGTCTTACCTGTTCCAGCACAACCATGTAGAAGTAAAACATCCTTTTCATTATACGAGGAGAAGAACTCCTGCTGATTGTCTGTAAGAGGTTCCATAGTTGCTAGGTGTTCAATTTTTACTACACTGCTTCTAGCTGTCATATTTCCTCAATAGATAGTTTTGAGCTTCACTCAAAAGATCAATGTTATCTTTAAAGTTACCTAGACCTGTATTACAATTACCACAAAGAAGACCTCTTACTTCATTTGTGACATGATCATGGTCTACTGCTAACCTTCTTCCGCTAGAACAAGTACCCTTACATATAGCACAAACATTATTCTGTTTCTCTAATAGTAAATTGTACTCATCTAGTGAAATTGAATACATCCTAAGGTATGTAGAATTTAAATACTGAGCTTTATTGTTATGGTACCTCGCTCTATCTCTAGCCAACTTCTTTGGAGATTTCTTCTCTATTATCCTTCTACAATCTTTACAATGATATTGTAATCCATCTTTTGCAGCTCTGTTCTTATGATACTCAGAGTATACCTTTTCTACTTTACATCCAGGGCACATCTTCATAACCATTTTCTAAGTAGATACTCTGTACTTATAAAGCATTCATCAAACTGCCCGTCTGTAACAGAGTTTAGAAGAACTATACCTCTCCAATGTTTATTGGACTGATGATCTAGATATTCCTCATCATCAGGATAGCTACTACCTGCTATAATAGCTGTTATCTGTCTTCCGTCTCCTCTCTTGTCATATGAGACATCTCTTCCCTGTTTGTGTCCTGCAACACAGGACATATGTTTCTTCAGTAGAATTTGTCTAGCTGACGATATAGCTCTCCCCATTTCCCCTGATGTAAAATAATGGGAGTATAAGACCCCATCAATGTTAATTGGTTCCAAGAAAGGAACAACTTCCCAACCCCAACTCTCATATTTCAAGTCATCAATGGAGATAAGCCCGTCTAACTTTCTGTCTAGGTCTATGGCTCTATTAATTCTATGCTCATGATTACCAAGAGTGAGTACAAGACGAGGTTTCCATTGCTTCTTTTTGTTCTTCCTTATCCTATTTATTTCATTGTTAATAGGAGACATAAGAACATCCATACCGGCATGAACACTATCTATGTCAGCTTTATATGTTCTCCCCTCAAAACTCTTCTTACCTACGTCATATAAGGAGAGAGAGGGCATGTCAGCGAAGTCACCTGCTAGAATTATGGAATCAGGTTTCTTATCTGCACAATAGTTTCCTATAGCATTAAGGAACGCTGTATCTCTACCTGGCTTTATTTGCGGATCAGATATATAAATGTGTCTAGTCATTTTTTCCTTTTCTTTCGTTCTTCGGCAGACTTAAGTTTGTGACAACCTACACATAAACACTGGAAGCCCTTCAAGGCTATGAAGGCTCTCTCTATCCATGTGTTAAAGTCTATAAACCCTTTCTTTGGATCTACAATTGGTTTTATGTGATCAGCTACCACTTCTTTCCTAGGATAGTCCACTTTACATTCATTACATAAATAGTGCTTACACTTCCTACCAGTTTTAGGATTAATCTTAGTAGTAGTGTAGGCATTCTCTATACACTGCTGCTTAGGAGGGTACCTCCTAAAAGACCCTCTCAAAGCAGAGATTATAAAAGACTTAAACCTTGCGTCTGTCCATTCAGGGACAGGGGACTTCATTAACGAACTAACCAGAAATCTCCATTAGCGAAGAGCCATGTAGTGATTTTATCACAAGAAGCATCTTGACTAGTTACCTTTCCACTAATAGAAGGATTAGCTTGTACGTCATTAATTACAGCCTCAGCACTAAGGTAGTTTCGATAAAACTGATATTGACCATTCACATTAATGAATGCTTTAAAAATGTGATAGTCTCCAGTACAAGTAGCTGCGCTACCAACACTAGAAAACAACATAGATACTACAAATACGAATGCTAATACTTTTTTCATATACTGTCCTTAAGAATATATTTCACGTTTAATGGAGTATGTAATACCATACTCTCTCCATATCCATAGAAGATCTAAGTTTTTATGTAACAATCCCTCAGCACCTTCTCCATATTGATCCTTCACTACTTCGTACATCTCTTCTTCTGTTTTACACTCAGATAAAAGCTTCTCTGCTTTTACAGGACCAACTCCCTTAATACCAAAGATGTTATCCGTAGTATCCCCTGTTAAGGCTTGTATAAAGAACTTCCTAATACCTTCTTCAGGGGTTATATCGTGAAACAGTTCTTCCCTCACTACGTGACCGCCTCTTACTATTGGCCATTGATAATGAAGCCCTGATATCATAATCAAGTCTTTATCTATCCCACAAATGATAGTGGAGCCATCATATCTCTGTTCACATCCTACAGCATCATCAGCTTCATATCCATCTGTCTCTATAGCTCCCCACTTCTTTATCAAGTGTTCATGACACTCTCTACGCCATTTAATAGGCTCTGTAGGTCTGTTAGCTTTATAGAGGTGATCTATTTCCTTACGGAAATTTTTCCCTCCAGATACAAACAGTTTATAAGAAGTACACCCGCTATTAGACAGGATGTTATCTATAGTTTTATCTAGTCTAGATGTTGCTACAAATAACTCCTTATATTGAGCAGACTTAGCAGATGACACAACTGGGGTATCTGCGTCTACGAGAGCAAGCATCAATCAATACCAGTGTCTAAATCATCACTCACCAAACCATTCATATCACCAGTGTCACCAGTGAGAACAAAAGCTTCAAACTGAGCAGCTACTTGCAACACCGTTGCTACTGTTTGATCTTTCTTCTGTGCTGTTTGTGACACAAAGTTTACAGCATTAGTGATGCTGTTCTGTCTAATAATGTGTGTTTGTGTAGCTTTACGCTCCTCAGCTGTAGGCCAATTACCTCCACCGCCACTATTACCTGCTGGTTTCGTATAAGGCTGTCCTTGCGGCTTGGCAGGTGCTTCTCCAGAAGCAACTACCCCTTTAATTAAGGTTTTAACATCCCAGTGATCTTTATCATTCTTTTCCTTAGTCATAGTGAACTTCTCACCTGCTTCTAATTCTTCTACAGTGTTACGCACAGCATGGTTATATTTAAGTCCGTTAGGATGCCAATTTTGCTCCTTTAAACTTCCTTGGCTATCTCGATAGGTTAATCGAGTACCTACATAACTACCTCCAGCCTTCTTAGGAATATCTACATCACGTTCTACTGATACTACTGTTCCTGTTATAATCATCATTTATTCCATATTTTAAAGTTTATAATCTTACTTATTACTGACTGATCTACGTCATACATTACAGCTAGGTCTTTCTGTTGTAAACCGGAAACCTTATAAAGGATTCTAATAAGGTTAACATCTCTTACAGATAAACTAGACCTATTAGCCTTACCTCTAATAAGGCCACTTCTACATCTATTCGCTACATCCCTCATATTATCTGCCTGAGTTCCTTGTCTTAAGTGACTAGGATTAACACAACAGGGCACATCACAAGAATGTAAGATAAGTTTATTAGGATCAAAGTCATCATAATGAAGAGCGTATGATACTCTATGAGCTCTAACTTTACCAGAGGTACTCCACATCATACCATATCCCCAATGATTTATATTACCTGTCCATATCCAACACCCGGTCTCCGTTATTATCTCATATTTATTATGAAATTTCTCCTTATAATAATCTAGATCCATGTTATCTGCATTTGTTTCTATCCTTATGTTTAAAAATGATATTCTACTACAAATATACCCCTATGTCACGCCTTTTTACTATCTTCTAACAAGTCATCTACCACTTTTGATAGATATGATACTAAAGCTAGATTCATACCATATAATGAATCTTTATTCCTACTCGATGTAGCTCTGCTACATAACTCCCTAACAGATAAGTTCTCTCCATTTTCTACTGAAAAAATTATAGAAAGTATCTTTACTACCTCTTCTCTAGTGTGCTTCATTATAACTCCTTTAAGTCTTTCTGATTTGGTCCTACTGCTATCTCTACCTTCACAGGTAGGTTGAAATCCACCCCAAACATCTTGTTAATGTTTCCCGGTAGATCTCTAAACACTTCGTTTGTTAATGCTACAACCTTGTCTACTTCTTTAGAAGGACAATCAATCACAATGCTGTCATGCACAGTATTTATTAATTTCCCTTCTATACCACTCTTCTTCCATCGCTTGAACATAGACACTCTAGCCATTGCTACTATGTCTGCCCCTGTACCTTGAACAATGTAGTTCTTTATAGCAGAAGCTGGCAAGTCTCCATTCTCTTTCCTTCCGTAGTTAAACACTCTCCCGAAGGGAGTTACTATCTTACCTGTTCTACCCACCTCTTGTAATAGCCCATCATGCCAAGAAGCAATACCTCTATACTTAGAGTAGAACTTATCTATAACACCTCTCCAATAGTTCTTGGAGGTAGACACCCTAGTGAAGTCAGAGTCATTAACAAACCCATATTCAGTGCCCCCATAAATTATTCGGAAAATCAATACTTTAGCTATGAGTCTATCTGGTAAATTAAAATCTCTCTGGTTATTTCCATGAGGATCTTCTCCAGATAAAAGTTCTTTAAGAAGGACTCTATCCTGAGATAACCAAGCAGCTACGTATATCTCTAGACTTCGTATATCTACATTAACTATTGACATAATCTTTAAAGATATTAATAGCATTCTTAGAAAACCTTAAGACTTCTTCTATAGTTGCATGTTGTTTCATTGAATTAGCTAGTCTAGAACAAATCATTATATTTCCTTTTATATACCCTTTAGAATTATCTATTCTATCTATAGAGGCATTAGACCAAACTATACCTTGCCCCTGTATAGCTGTCAGCGGTATTTCTAAATAGGGGCATAACTCAGGGATTATAATATCTTCAAGAGAAAGATTAAAAGCTAAGCCCCTAACCTTGCTACTCCTCCTAGCCTGTCCAAATAAAACCCTATTGTAGTTTTTGCTGTTCCATTCTCTAGATTTTTTATCTCTTTTACCTCTATGCCTAGCTGCACTCTCTCTTACTAATTGTCTGTGTCTCTCTTTTTTATCCTCAGTATCTCTAATCCATTTATGTTTATTCCTCTGATAATAAGTTTCATTAGTCATATCTAGATATTAAGTACCTCTTTGTTTTTTTATCACAATTTTGCAAATTTGGTTTATTACTGCTAAGTCTTCCAGTCACTACATTGCATTGATTAAGTTTACCGTAAATCATATCTTTATTCCATCCTTTAAATGTAATTAAATTACTCCATCCTTCCAGGTATGTACTCTTTAGCTTATATAACTCTCTATATTCTAGTATAATAGCTATTAACTGTTTGCAAAACTTCTTAGCCTTCAGCTTCTTTAGTACATCCTCTTTAACACTCCATTCAGAAGATGAAGTTTTCTTGCCCTCTTCCACTAGTGTTTTACTACGCTTCGTTTCAGTTTTATCAAGCGGCTCCACAAGTCTCTCAAAGGTGTGCTTAAGTTTTTCATTTCTATACTTGACCTCACCCCTTCTATTACCAGATTTGTAAACTCCACAAGCAACTCTAACAGTTTCTTCAATAACACCACCGTAAAGCACAGCAGAAATATGTTTACCACTATTAATATCAACAGCGTGGTTATGCACCAATGTTTTAAATTGTAAAGAAAGTTCATCCAGTCTATCCTCCAATTGGTTAGCTTCTTGTAATGCTCCTTTAGTGTCGAAGAGCATTCCATTATACTCCATTTCAGTGAGAACAAGCAAGTCCTCACATTGTAAGCGGAACAAGCGATAAAGTTTTTCCACATTAAAGATATTCCTTATAATTAAACTCATTGTCATAAAGGACAACACTGTCATAGCCTCTGGCTAGTCTACAATTATATTCCTTCAATAGTTCTTCTATAAGTTTTCTACATTCTGCTACGTTCTCTTGTGCATTTTCTATTCTATCTACCATGCCGTTTTCTCTATTATCTTAAATTTATAATTTCTATACTGTATATTTTCTTGGCACTCTTTAATAAATTCTATAGCATCCTGTCTATCTTTATAAACTTCACTAGGCCACCAAAAGTCACCCGCATAAGATAATACTATGTAAACTTCCATATACTACTCCCATGTTCTATGTTTTTCTGCTATCCACTCCAACCCATCATACTCTTCTATAGTAAATTCTACATCATCAGGTATTTCAACTATCTTTAATTCTGCATATTCCCCTGAAGACTCTTTCAAACCGACCTTTTCAACAGCTGCTATCAAGGTTTTATCAGCTCGCATCTTCTCTTCTGTATTATAGCCTAAGTCTTCTGGATAGATATCTCCATGATTACTATCCAGACCTAAGATGTCATACACTTCTTTCGATAAACCAAATACACCATAACATATGTTTATTAGTACCTTCTTCATAACTTCACCTCAAATAATTCACATTGTTTTAAGAATACTCTCTCTGGCCTATCCAGATCCCCCTCTAAATATTCAGCTAAAACATCTGCTGGTATCTCGTCTGTATCTATTCCTTTAGACCAGTAGTCGTTCTCTATAATATCTAGTTTAGGTGGCAAGCCATGCCTCTCACACGCATCATTAAGGCTGTTCTTTCCTAAGATGTTCTGAGAGTTTAGCAGCCATTCTGCTATTTGACAATCCCACACCTTAATGTTTGATATGTCTATTTCTATACGCTTTAACCATAACAAATCATGCTTGATGTTAAACCCTACAATTAAATCAGCATCATCTATCTGGTTTTGTATATACTTCCTATTATACTCCTTATTACAAATATGTCTAACTATTTCTGCTTTTTCTTTGTGTTTCCACTTTAAACCTGTTTGCACCAAGAATTGAGGAAGAGACGCTGCACCTCCTTCTCTATCCTTAGAGTTATATTTCCCTTCCTCATTCTTAACTTGATGCTTATACATCGTGTTCTCTACATCAAGAGTTAATATGTTCATATCTTCAATATTGTTCTACTCGTTCCATCTGAACGGATGCATTTAATGATGGTGGGGCTAATCTCAAAACACATCTCCGTGACCGTCTCATTACTCACTCGTATAATGTTTCTATCCTTAAACACAGGAAGAGGTTCTTCGTGGTGACTAGTTAAACAATCTGTCACTAAATACCCTAGTCCTATAATTGTAAGTCCTAACATAAATATTGTAAATCTACTAATGTTCATTTTCTTCCTCCGTTATTTCTTTCCATATCTCTTTTTTAAGAGCTGTGAAGTCTTTATGTTCCCATCTTATTAGACTATCTCCCTCAGAAATAAAGTCTCCTTTTAATGGGTAGTCTGTTTCCATTTTATGGAAAACACGTATGCGTTCTTTATCCCTTTCTAAGATAAGACAACTTATATCGCAGCCTCTCTCTAGTATTTTTTCTGCACGTCCCTCCTCATTTAGGATATTCTCACCATAGAGAGGCGCTCTATAAGCTACCACCTTCCACCCTTTAGGAACATCTACTTCTATCTCTACCTTCATACCTCCACCTCTTGCCACTCTGTGTCTATCCATCTAACAAACTCATCCAATGTATGGAATATCTCTACCATATCAGGGTCACAGGCTGATTCTACAGCTAATCCACTTTTATACTTGAACAAGGCAGATCTATACTTAACTACTTCAGGTTTGAATCGGTATTCAAGATAATCTACCCAATCTGGTTTTTGTGTTAGTAGCCAAAGATTACCGCCAACTGACTTAACTTCGACAGGTTTACCTGTTTCAGCCCATTCAATAATCATATCTGCGTGTTTATGTCTCATTTAAAATACCTCTTTGTTGTTGAAATCATCAAAATATAACACAGGATGGTTAAAAGCTTCCCGTATTTGTGTAAGTATATGATGTGCATTCTCTCCTACTTCCCATTGAATAGGAATAGCCTCCTGTGAAACTGCTGCAGGTTCCCCATCTACGTAATACACCTCAAAAATTCCTTGCCAAGTATATCCCGTCTCTTTCTCTATTTTCTCTACAATGCGGTAGTTCCAACTCATGTTATGTCCTTATATCTAGCTATCTTAGCGTCAATTCTACAGGTTATTCTTGCATGAACCCCTGTTAATTTATTCTTAATGATGTGTAAGAATCGTGTTTCTTCTTCTCCCACGTCGTGACGCTTACCTATTCCTATAATGAAATCAGCCTCTGCTGCCTTCTCTGTCTTACTCTTTGCTACATCATCCATTTCAAGCCAGCGTTTATTCTCTCCAGAAGCTGCGGCTTGTGATACACCTATGATAGGGCAATGTTCCTTAGCTAACTCTCTAGCCCATATGTAGATGGCTCCTAGTCTTAAGTCTTCTCTATCACCCTTAAACCCCTTAATCTTATCTATCTGATCAAAGACAATTAGAGAAGGGTTTAGTTCTTTCACAATTCTTTCTACTTCACGTTTGTGAATGAATCCTCTGTCATATATTTTAACTAAACTTTTAGTGTTTGTCAAGTATATTTTCTCGTTTTCTAGTAAATTTGAGAACATATCTTCTATTGACAAGCCTAAATTAGCTTGACACACCCTGGTTTTTACCTTATCTCCCCTTTCTTCGTTGTTAAACCATAACACCGGACCTTCAACCTGCTCTACAAAGTAGCTTATCTCACTTGCTAGGAAGGTAGTTTTACCTGTTTCAGGTCTTGCGAAGATGAATCCAAAGTCTCCTTTGTTTAAACTACCTAGTGCCTGCTGTAAAGAAGGGAGTCTCCATTTTATACCTGCATCCCTGTGTACAGATTCTGCTAATTCCTCAAAACTGTCTGTTATAAACTCTATCTTCTCTCTCTTCTCTAGGTCAGATAGTTTTGTATACATCTCAGACACGTCAGAAAGCGTTTTACGGCCTTCAAATGCTTCCATGCATATCAACCCTAGGGAATAACAAAAAGAGCGCTCAGATTCAATTCTGATGAGTTCTGAGAGGGCTTCATGACCGACTTCTACATCCCTTAGCTCTTCCAAGAAGGTAAGACCCTTCTGATTTGCTAATAGAAGATATTCATCTAAGGTTATATCCCCTTCTTTTGAGTCATGTATAGCCCCTAATAGGTCATAATGCTTCTTTAATGTATCATCAGGGTTTATCCAATGAGCATATTTTTCGTATGCCTCTTTGTTAAGTAGTCCTTTTATTACCTGTAAATTAATGTTCATTGTGGTATTTTAATATCCTTGTGGCTTGCCCTATAACCCAGCTGTCATAGGGAAGATGGTAACCTGTACTACCATCCCAGTCTTTAAATACATCGTCGTAGAAGTTAATATAATAACATTCTTTGTGTAAATATACAAGTTCTTTAGCCCACCCATCATAAGTATAATCAGACACTATGCTAGTGTTAAGTTTATAATATAAGTAGGAATGAATTAACATCTGTGACCTACGCTGTTTTATCTTCTCTTTTATATCCATCACCTATTGACAACTCCTCTAAAATATGCTAAAATATATACTTCTTTCTTTTTAGAAATAATTTATTATTTCTTTTTCTTTCTTGGGTTGAAGTTATTTATTATTAAGAAGCTGTACAACAAAGGACAGCTTCTATATATTACTACTTAGTTAATTGGTCCATAGGACCATAAGAAGAAAACCTTCCTACTGTATGATTATATATAATGTATGTATTATCTTCAAACCCAAATAGGGTTTCTTGTGAGTGAAAGTCTTGTGTAGAAATTGAACACATCTCATCAGCATATTCAAATCTACCTGTATTGAATACTTCCTCTGCTATGGTTTCTGTTGTGTAAGACATAATTATTCACCCCAAACTGAGTTTATATTAAGCATTCTCGATGACATTTTCCCGAATTGACTATTTACTCCATCGTATTTTATACCTAATGCTAATAGCATTGCCATATCATATGTTTCAGCTATTTGTGCACATCTTTTTCCATCTATATATGGTCTATACCATATAGTATCATTATGGGTAATTTCTCTGATTTCTATATTTGTCATAATAGCCTCTAAAGTATATAAAATTGATAAGAAATTAATATAAAGTATAAAGCTGATAATGTCAATAGTATATTTGTACTAGAATATTTATATATTATATGTACACATCCAAAGGTTAAGAACAATTTAATTAATATAAATGCTTCAATTCCTATTGACAAATAATAATCCATTATTGGATTGAGTTCCAACCCTCCCCGCTCTATCACTGTTAATGTGTTAATCATATCTGTTAAGCTAAACAATATTAATGTTATCGCTGCTGTTCGTTTATTGTCCATATCATTTTAAAAATCCTCTTATTTCGTTTAAAGTATAACATTTAGGGTCTTTGTTAGAGAACACTATCCTAGTGCTTAATCCCTTTGCATACTTAACTTCCCTTATAACCTTCGTGTGCATGTCAGGGTCAAGCCATATTATAACATCCCTATACCCCAGCTTGTAAAGCCTCTCAAATCTATTCTTAATGGTGCTTCCATACACTGGCATCGAAGCGTGACCGGCCATGTTAACCTTAATAGCAGACACTATATCCTCTGTTAACACGAGTGTTTTACTTCCAGGTAGTATGTTGTATATATCCACCCACTTACCTCTACCTATCCACTTAGGAACATCTTCTATAAAGGTTCTAGCTTGATAGCCTAGCAATCCATCATCGAATACAGGGAAGATTAGAACATGCTCTATCTCTACTAATTCCCCTTTCCTATTAATGCGTATTCCCTTATCACTATGCAACACGTTATACTTTAGAAGGGAAGATCTGCAAAGATCGTATTGTGCTACCCAGTTTAATTCCTGCTGTGTGTAATCGGTGTTGCAATCTTCTGGTAATGACACTTTGTGTCTCTTTTCTAATGCAGCTGCATCACGTGAAACATAAGAAACATTCCCACTCCTGTAGTAGCCGCAACCAAAGCAATACCTGTGACTGTCTGAATACACAGCGAGATTGTCTCCTGATTGGTCCTTGCCCATTTCACTACATTTAGGACAGCGCTCTTGACTAACAACATAACTATTTCCCACATTTAGTCTACCTCATAATAATCTAAGTTTGTATACAAGTCATCTTCTAAAATACTAACACCTATCTCACTTTCTTTTAAGCAATCAGTGCATAGTTCAATAGTTCCACCAAATTCATACACCAAGCTTTGCTCTTCATTGTTTAATATAACATTGCACGCTCTACATCTACTCATCTCTCTACTCCTTTTAACATACAATTTAATTCTATCTTATTAAAAACTATTCTCCTAGCTACATTAATAGCCTCAGTAAAGTTAATTTCATTTATTACTATATCAGAAGTTTCTGTACCTATTTCTTTATGAAGAAGATATTCTATAGATCTAATTGTCCTTTTATGTTTATCAGCTAAATATTTTATCCCGTGACCGGCCTTATATTCTCTTATAACTTGGTATATTTCATCATTCGTCCAACTCAACCCGTGTCTCTCTGGAAAAATCATTTCGTCACCTCTTCTGTAAATTTAACTATTTCAAATTCTGTACCAGGTTCCATATACATAACACTGTTCATTGCCAGAAGATATGCCTCATCATAAGAAGAAGAAGCTATAACCCCCATAATCTTTTTGTTTGTAGTGGTTAAAAATCTAGCCATGTATATCTTCATTACAACACCTTATATTCCTTGATGATGATGCTTAGGTCATATTGCCACAATGTATCTTTTGTTGTCTCTTTTATAGCTGTATTACCATTGTTATGTCTAACAGCAATAGCCTTCGCACTGGTAACTACTTGCTTATCCAGCTTACCTGTTAGTGGTTGCCAGGTACTCATAAAACTGGAGCTATGTGAAGTTTTCATTTAAAGGAATCTCCTAAGATGTTGTTTAATACTTCACCAATTGCCTGCATATCCTTTTCATACTTAGTTATGATTATTTCCTGTTCCCACACCTTACGCTTTAACTCTTCTAATTCATTCACTAGCTGTGCTGTTCTTATGTCACTCATTTTAACACCTCACATTATAAATAGATATGTATATATCAGAGTAAAACCTATCACCACCTCTATAACTCCCCTCATACTACGAAATAATAAACAAGAAACATTAGACACATGTGCATTATTATATATCCATTACCCATCTGTTGGCATTTAGTGCGTTTGCTGAGTATTACAAACTTATCTTTATTAATCATCTTATTCCCCTAAACGTTTGCTGTTGTGTTCGTGGCAGGCGTGACCGGCCTTTGTTTCATCGTCACTCCAGCCTATACTTATGATAACGGAGTGTCATTTTAAAACTTTAGCTTTTTGTGTAAATTTTCACACCCTTCTTATAGAACCCATCATAACCTAAGTCCCATGCTAGTTCTCGCATGAAGTCTGCCAGTTGATGGCGATAGCCTTGGAAAGTGTATGTGTCATCCCCAACCACTATAATGTATGTGTTTAATCCGAATGTGTTCATTTTAATATCTCCTGTTATGTGTTGTTTATAATTTTACAATGATGCATTTGTTGTGTCTCATCTTCTCGAGCGTGACCGACTCCAAACTATACCACGTGTAACACTCGTTTGTATTACCTGCTCTAAAGACAGCGTTATGTCCATGAGCAAAGAGGTTGTTAATATATTTACCTGTCTGCATGCTTTGTAGAGTGTAAAAGTTCATGATTGTAGCTCCTTTATCAATGTGTTATACTTATGAACCGTTGTTATGTAGTTTGCCACCTTACCCTCAACATATAAATCTGTCAAGGTGTTTTTAAGGCGTCTTGCCATGTGTATCTTAGCATAACGACTGTTTATATTCTGTCTATCGTGTCTGGTGTTGTCCATTTTACATTCCCCTATGTGTTGTTACTACTATTTATGTTAACGACTTCTTTGTCGTTATCTTTAGAACATTTTTAATGTTGACAAGGCCGAAGCCTTGTTTCGTCTCTTAAAGACTCGTCAGAACATTTGCTGTTTTGTTTAAGCGTAGACTTTTGAAAAATCATCTATGAAATCTCTAAAAGCTTTTTCGTTTGCAATGAATGCGGGGTAATCTTCCCCTGAGATATGACCGGCATACCGATAGCCTTCCCCTTCTCTTATATATCTAACATACCATTCACAATCGTTTTCACCTGCATAAACTTCAATCGTTGTCCCTGTTTTTTGTCCTTTTGCTACACCTTCAAGGATTTCTGCAGCTAACTCACTTTTATCTGCATCAAGGAAATCTTCCACTAAGAACACGTTTCTTTTTTCTGCAAAATATAAAGTTGTTTTGTTCATTTCCTTATCTCCCGTGTATGGATTATTGTTTGTTTCTTGCCTTACATCTATGTTAACGACACAAGACAAGAAACCTTTAGAACTTTTTACAAGAATTATGTTACTCGTTAAACTCCTAACAAGAGTTTTATTAATTCACTACCCGTTGTGTGTAGAACATATGCAACATGCCAAGCGTACATTCCAACACTACCCAAAACTATACCCGAAAATACCCAAGCAAATGCTGCGCTGTTTATTAGTGTATTCATTTTTATGCTCTCCTATTGTGTTATTCGCCAAATTCTAAATCTGTCTCTGTTTCAAATGTCTCTGCTTCTTCGCAATATTCGTTTGAATATTCTGCCTCTAGAATTTTACGTCTCTCTGGGTCATTCTCTCTTTGCTTGTCCAGTTCTATTAATATTTGCATCATATCCATTTCGTTCTCCGTTTGCGTTGCTCATGAGAACATTATCGTCTCATTCCAGGAAAAGTAAATAGTACATTAGTACTAAATATGTTCTGGTTTTGTCCTATACATTAGAAGAGAGGGATACTATTGTATTAGGTGAGAGCAATAATCAGTGGTTACAAAGTGTTATAGAGTATGGCACTACATTGTAGAATATTTGGAAACAATACTAACTCTGAGGATCACTACTGACTCTGAGAGTAACTAGGACAAATGTACTAGAAAGTCGGATAGCATTATTAGCATAAAGCCGGTCACGATGTTCAGAATAGAGAAAGGTGTTGTGTGACAAAGGGCCAGGCAGGGGGTTAGGGGGTCCACTGCTTTCATTGCAATGCAACTAAAAATTTTCTCATAAAAATTATTCATTTTCAAGGGTCTATAAATAATTTAATATACTTAGGGAACTAAACCTTATGTTATAATGTCAAAGACAACATAAATCTAGGCTCTGTCCAAGCCTGACAACCTAGTCCTTTGATACACATTTTACTTGAATGTGGTTATAAACAGTTTAAGAAACTGCTACTATTGCATGTATGACATGGGGAAGCCTTGAGGATTGCTTACATGTAGACGTTAGTCCAAAGGGAAGGATGAGTACCTTGCTTATATGAATAATATAAGTTGTGAGATAGACTACTAGTATTACTACTACAAGTAATAACTACTATCAAAGGGAAAATGGCTCCTCTATGCCTTCAATAAACACACCTCTAAATAAATCAATATATTATGTCAGAAGATACTCCACATCCATTTCTAGCGAACACTAATAATTCCCCTTTCAAAGATAAGAGAAATAAATGGTTTACTACGGGCCTTTTCTTTGAGTTTAACACAGGGGTTCCTGAGAAGCCTATGTTCACAACTAAGAGTCATGATCATAGAGGCTGTAAGAGTTTGAAGAAAATATATCTGGAATATCCTCATGTACCTGGTTATGAATATGAGTTTGCAGAAACTATTCTTGGTGGATGGGAACATTGGTTGAGGTTACAAGCTTCTCCCATTCTTAAGCCCATCATTGAGGGTTGGAAGGAAGAACTAGAAACTAAACATAAGTGTAAAAGCATTGCTGCTATAGTTGCTATGGCAAATGATGAAGAGGACAAGAATAGAATGCAAGCTGCTAAGTATTTAGCTGAGAAAGGGTATGCAGATAAGGCTACGAAGGGAAGACCTTCTAAGCTTGAGAAGGAAGCTGCTCTTAAGAGAGAAGTGGATACAAGTAATGAATATGCAGATGATATGCAAAGACTTGGCTTAAAGGCTGTTAAATGATAGCGAGAGGAAATCTCTTCTTCTCTACACAAGAAACCTTTGAGACAGCTTTAGATTTATTAGACAGTGTAGCCCCTCCTTTAGGAGAGGGAACAGTGTGGAACACTAAGCGTGAGAGATTTGCTTATAAAGAAGCTGCTCTCGACGCTACAGATTATCACGTGAAAACTAGAGGGGGAGTGCCTTTGTATGTACTCCCCAGTGATAATGGATTTAACGTTAAAGCATTTGGAGCCGTAGGAGATGGTTTTGCAAATGATACAATAGCTTTCTCTAAGGCTATGGAGGTGTTAGCAGAGCAGAGTCCTCCTAAGAAGTTAATAGCTAATGGGAAGTTTAGAATAGATTTAGAAACAAGCTGGAACGTGTCAGACGACACAACTTTAGATTGGTCTGGAGCAACCTTCATTCCTGCACAAGAAGACACCACTAAGCTGTTCCTTCAGATAAGAGGGAGACGTAATGGTAGAACTAATAAAGCTAATGAAAGGGCTGTAGCTGAAAGCGTTACAACGTTAGCTAGTGATGCTCTTAAAGGAGCTGTGTTCATTGATGTATCAAATCCTTCAGGTATAGAGGAAGGAGACTTGCTAGTATTAGTGAGCAATGAGAAGTTTCAGAAGCAAGCTAACAAGAATAAGACACAAGAGCCTGCACGGGTGAGTAGTGTTGTAGGTAGTAGGATATACCTAGATGCTTCTCTACTATGTGACTTCACAGGAGCCTTGCACCAAGCAGAAGGCGGAGTAGGACTACCAGAGGTACATGTTTATAAGACAGCCCAAAAGGTTGAGTTTATAGGAGGTACTTGGGACATAAGAGAGAGATGTTCTAGAGCACTAGAGGTTAGTGAGATAAACCTAGCAGTTTTTCGTGGACAGAGGTTCATCAATCCTCTTCGCAGAGGTATAGAAATACGTCTCTGCTCTGGTGATACACATTATGATCCCATCTGTGAAAGACATGGTGCAGACCCTTCTACAGATGCAGATGCTGCTCCTAGTTTTGGTTATAGTGTTATGCACACGTTCTGTTGCTACTCTCGTGTATTTGCTGGGCAAGGACGTAGAGGATGGCATAGCTTTGATGCCACACAAGGACAAAGAGACATAACCTATTATAATTTTATAGGTCAGATGGAAAGCCAGTCTATCTCTTCTCATGCTGATTGTATTCTATTCAGAGTGGTAGGATGTCAGATAGAAGGAAGAGCTTCTGTTCATTGTAGAGCTAGATATTCATATGTAGAAAATTGCAGGATAACTGGCGTAGCAGCAGGTGCTGGAGTTGAATGGGGAAGTGACAGTTATGAAATGCACCTCCTTAACTCAGTGTTCTCTGGTAACTTTGGTAATGCTTATTCAGTGAATGCTACGATAGGTATCAGACCTACTCATGCAGAGATAAGAAAGAATAGCAAAGCTATAATAAGAGGAAACACTTTCTCTGGTGTAGGAGGCAATATAAGCCTCTTTAGAGGTGCTTCTAAGATTGTTGTAGAGAACAACCTAATTGAGTGTGATGACTTTGCTACAACAGTCTCTAAGATATCAGGTTATCTCTTCGCTGATGGTGTAGGGGTTTGTAGTAAGAACACTATATTAAATCCTGTAGGTGGTGGTAGAGCAGTGTTCTCTCTGTGGGGAGAAACAGGAAGTAAGTGGACAGCTAATAGGAATGATGTTATAGGCAGTAATGCTCATAAATCTTCTGGAGACATCTTCTCTATAACCACTAATGCTTCTATAAGCTATAACAGTATAGACACTGACTATTGTAGGTATTTCATTAAAGTTACTGGTGGTGTAGTGTTAGATAGTGTCTCTTTTAATGACTTCCTTGCTAGCAATAGTAATGCTACCTTAGTTCATCAGAATGACACCAATACAAGCACGGTAGGAAACTTTGTAGGAAATAACACAACGTCCACTATTAGTAGGAAGACATCTACTAGAATTACTATAAGTAAAGAATTTAATAATATTTACTCGGATACCTAATGACGAAATTACCAACTAACGATGCTGTAATATCTTTTGGGAGAACCTACGGCTATGGTGTTCAGTATAACGACATTCTCTTCAGATATTTAAGAGATAAGTTTATAGACGCCCCAAGAGCTACGTTAGGAGACTTAATTAATAGATGGGATGGTGTGTTAACTCCTCTGCTAACTCCTGACACTCTTCCAGGTAATGTACTCTGGTTAGATAGTAGTGATGAAACAACTATTACGGATACAGCTGGTGCTGTAGATGTTTGGGCTGATAAGAGTCCAGAAGGTAATGATGCTACAGGTACTGGGGCTAACAGGCCAGTAACGGGTGGCACAACTATTAATAGTTTAAACACCATAGCCTTTACAGCAGCTTCTAGTCACTTCCTGAATATAGGTCAACCTTCTAGTCTAAATCTAGTAGCTACACAGGACCACATGACTATCATAGGGGTTTATAAAGTCACTGCTGGTGCTATCTTCGGTAAGGCAGGAGCTACTCCTGCTAATAGACAGTTTTATATGTTCTACGGAACTAGTAGAATGAACTTTGTTCTAGGTGGTGCATTTGCTTTCACCTCCACTAATCCTAGTGGGGTAGTAGCCATCACATCTACTAACTCTAATGATGATGATCAGACAGTGTTTCATAATGGAGTCTTAGAAGACACTAAGAGTTTGTTAAATGGGTCTAATGCTGTAGATGTTTTAATAGGTGCTAGACGTAATGCAGATAATAACACGGGCACAGCTTTTCATATGCAGGGTGAGGTTGGAGAGATAATTATGTTTAACTACAGATTATCTGACACGGCTCTCACTAATATAATGAATGCATGCATCACTAAGTGGGGTATCACCTAATGCCGATGATGACAAATGGAAAGCGTGACTTTGTTAAGGAACGTTTAGCAGAGAAACCCACTAGGAAGAAAGCTAGAGCAGCTAGGAATAGAGCGCGTAGGAAGATGGGATTAAAAGCTGGAGATCCTAGGGTGGTGGACCACAAGAAAGAGTTGGTTAATGGAGGCTCTAACGACAAGAGTAATTTAAGGGTAGTTTCTCGTAAAGCTAATGCTAATAAAGAAGCTAATAGGATGAAAAGGAGAGCTAAAAGTGCCACTAGGAAAACTTAAGAAGAAAAGAGATCAACTAGCTACTAAAGCAGGTAAGTCTATTAAGAAAGCTACAGATAAGGTTCGTAATAATCCTAAGAAAGCCGCTGCTGCGGCAGGGGCAGAAGGGGTCCTAGCAGCGATAAGTAGAGCTGCTCCTGTGGCTGGTCGATTAGCAGCTAGAGTAGCTGGTGGAGTAGGCGGGGCTTTTGGGTTAGGGTTTGCAGCAGGAAAAGCTATTGAAAGTAAGACGGGTATAGGTAAAAAAATAGGCTCTGCTAAATTCGAGGCGGAGCAAAAAGTAAATAGAGCAGAAAGACAGAAGAACGCTAGGAATGTACAGAAGCGTAGAGTAGAGAGAGTGAATAGAGCTAGGAAACAAGCTAAGGAAAAGAAATGAAATTAACACAGAACTTCATATTAGATGAGTTCCTCTCTCTTGGAGACACTATACCTCCTTCTGTAGAGGTAGTACGTAATCTACGTAACGTAGCTAATAGACTTCAACTATTAAGAGATCTTCTAGGCAAGCCTATTCGTGTAACCTCTGGATATAGATCAATACAACATAATGCTAGGATTGGTGGATCACCCAACAGCTTCCACATTCTAGGTATGGCTGCTGATATAGTGGTAGATGGTATGTCTCCTAAAGAAGTACAGGAATACTTGAAGCATTGGTCTGGTGGATTAGGTAGCTATGATACCTTCACTCACGTAGACATCAGAGACGAAAAAGTACGTTGGTTCGGCTAATGAGACAAGAAACTCTGTTTGGCATTGTACAGCCCTTCAGAAAGCTCGTAGTGCTCTTAAACATCTATATGATAGGTATCACTACCCACTGGGCATTTAAATACGCTACAGAGGCTCTAGAGGCCTCTCCTGACCATTTGATACATGTAGCAGCAGTAATTACTGCTATATTTGCTCCTCTGACAATATTAACTAGAAGTACATTTAAGATGTACTGGGAATCCAGACATAATGATAAGCCTACAGATTAAAGACTATATAATAGCTGCTCTTCTTCTGGTTATAGTGGGATGTGGTATTACCATCTTCTTTGGTAAAATAAAGATGGATAAGCTAGAAGACTATAAGGAAACAGCTAAAGCACTTTCTGCTGTACAGAAACAAAAGATAGAACTACTTAAGTTAAATAGTAAGAAGACGGAAGAATACTTAAATGAAAAATATCAAGTGGAGCTTAGCGGCCTTAATAATACTATTAAGCGGTTGCGAAACAATATCCCCAGTCTCATGCCCTCCGTTCCCAAGTCCTCCAGAAATCCTGGAGAAGCCTGTTTTGAAAGAGAAGAGCTTGCTTCTGCAATTGCAAGATATAGAGCAGAGGTTCAAGAACTCGCTAGAAAAGGCTCAGAAGGAATATTAGAAAGTAATATAGCTAAGGAATGGATAGAACAAGAACAAAAAATATATGAGCAAAACTAACATACAACTTATCAGAGAGGAAGCAGAGAACAGCTTAGTGAGTTTCATAAAGCTAGTGCATCCTCAAAGATTGTTAGGTGCTATTCATGAAGAGCTTATAGAATGGTGGTGTAGACCAGATGGTAAGAGCCATCAACTAGTTCTCCTTCCACGAGATCATGCTAAGAGCGCTATGGTGGCATATAGAGTGGCTTGGGAACTTACAAGAGATCCTACACTACGTGTACTGTACATATCCTCTACAGCAAATCTAGCGATTAAACAGCTGTCCTTTATTAAGGACATTCTCACTAGTAAGAAGTATAGAAAGTATTGGCCTGAGATGGTTAATGAAGAAGAAGGTAAGCGGAAGAAATGGACAGAGAATGAGATAGCTGTTGATCATCCTCTTAGAGAGAAAGAAGCTATTCGAGATCCGTCAATATTCACGGCTGGTCTCACAACTGGTATCACTGGTATGCACTGTGATATAGCTGTACTTGATGACGTTGTTGTCAAGGAAAATGCATACACCAATGAGGGCCGAGAGAAGGTGAGAGGACAATATTCACTTCTCTCCTCCATTGAGGGTGCTGAAGCTAGAGAGTGGATTGTAGGAACTCGTTATGATCCTAATGATTTATACCAAGATCTACAGGGCATGAAAGTGGAATTCTTTGGGAAAGAAGGAGAGCTTCTTTCTGAAGAAGAACTGTATGAAGTATTTGAAAGGCAAGTTGAAGATGTTGGTGATGGTACTGGAGAATACCTCTGGCCTCGTCAACAGAGATATGATGGTAAGTGGTTTGGTTTTGATCAGAATATTCTAGCTAGGAAGAAAGCACAATATTCTCTTAACATGCTGCAGTTTTATGCTCAGTATTACAATAACCCTAACGCTAGTGGTGAGAGTGCTGTTGACAGAAGTTCCTTTCAATATTACGAGAGGAGAAATCTAGAGCAGAATGATATGGGTGACTGGACCTTCATGGGAAGGAAGCTAAAGGTTTATGCAGCAATCGATTTTGCCTACTCTCTTTCATCTAAAGCTGATTACACTGCTCTAGTAATTGTTGGAATAGATAGTGAACATAACTACTACGTCCTAGAGATAGACAGGTTTAAGACAACTAAGATGTCTGTCTATTATGATCACATATTAGCAGCCTTCTCTAAGTGGGGGTTTAGAAAGATTAGAGCTGAGGTGTCTGTAGCACAGAAAGTAATAGTAGAGAGTTTAAGAAACGACTACATTAAGAGAAATGGTATACCTCTCTCTATAGATGAGTATAGACCTACTAGAACCGAAGGTGCTAAGGAAGAACGGATTAATGCAGTGCTAGAGCCTAGGTATAGTAACCAGAGTATTTGGCATTATAAAGGAGGTAATTGCCAGAGCTTAGAAGAAGAACTAATTATGGCACGTCCTCCACATGATGATATTAAAGATGCACTAGCTAATGCTATAACTATAGCTAAGGCTCCAATAAGGACTTATATGCAGGATAAACCTAAAGTGAGTAATGTACTCTATCACAGTAGATTCGGGGGTTGTATATGACTGAGAAGGTGGTAGAACTACAGAGTATTATAGACGCTAAAGGATCTGACTCCTTAGCTAGAGAACTGTCTCAGGTGTATGATAGATGGCGTATACAGAAGTTTCAGAAGATACAGGAGTGGAAAGAACTCTATAAATACATCTTTGCTACGGATACGTCTACAACTACAAATAGTACACTTCCCTGGAATAATAAAACCACTATCCCTAAACTAGCACAGATTAGAGATAACCTTCATGCTAACTACATGGATGCTCTCTTCCCTAATGAAGATTGGTTAGTGTGGGTTGGTGATGATAGTAATGCCACAGAGAAAGGAAAACGTAAGGCTATAGAAGCCTACACAAAAAATAAAGCCATCTCTTCAGGTATAATTAATGTTATGTCTGACTTGATATATGACTACATTGATTATGGAAATGCCTTTGCAGAAGTTATTTGGGTAGAGGAGAAACATAATGATGCTGTTACGGGTGACGAGGAAGCTACATACATTGGTCCTAAAGTTAGACGTATATCACCTTACGATCATGTATTCGATCCTACTGCTCCTTCATATGACAAGGCTCCTAAGTTCACTAGATATCTGAAGTCAATCGGTGAGCTAAAGAAAGAAATAAAAGAAAGGCCAGACCTCGAGTTTGATGAAGAAGTAGTAAACAACATTGTAGATACTCGTAGACAAATCTCTGTCTTCAAGATGGAAGATATAGATAAAGCTGAGGGCTATATAGCTGACGGGTTTGGTACACTCTCTGAATATCTAGGTAGTGGGTTAGTAGAACTCTTAGAGTTTGAAGGAACCTGGTATGATAGCCACAAGGATGTTCTACACGAGAATAAGTTAATCACCATAGCTGATGGAGATAAGATATTAAGGGTTGTAGACAATCCTAATTGGTTAGGTAGAAGTAATAAGGTACATGTAGGCTGGAGGGATAGACCTGATAACCTGTGGGCTATGGGACCATTAGATAATTTAGTTGGTATGCAATATAGACTAGATCATCTAGAAAACCTTAAAGCTGATGCAATGGACTTCACTATCCGTCCTCCTAGAAAGATTATAGGTGAGGTACAGCCCTTTGAATGGGCACCTAATGCGGATATACATATACCAGAAGATGGTGATGTAGTTCCTATGCCTCCTAATCCTGCTGCTTTCCAAGTAAATAACGAAATAGCCTATTTACTTAACCTAATGGAAGAAATGGCAGGTGCTCCTAAGCAAGCTATGGGTATTCGTACTCCAGGAGAGAAAACAGCTTTTGAAGTACAAACATTAGAGAATAATGCAGGTCGTATCTTTAATAGTAAAACACGTAAGTTTGAAGTACATCTTCTAGAACCAGTTATGAACCTGTTCCTAGAGAGCGGTAGACGTAATATAGATGTTACAGACACTGTTCGTATTCTAGATGAAGACTTTGGTGTAGAAGACTTCATAACAATCACTAAAGAAGATATAACGGCTAAAGGTAAGATTAGACCCATGGGTGCTAGACACTTTGCTGCTAGAGCACAGCTAATACAGAACCTGAATGGTATATTTAGTAGTCCTATAGCAGCTATGCTTAACAACCATACATCTAGAGTAGCTATGTTCACTATGCTTGAAGAAGTTATGGGACTAGAGAAGTATAAGCTGTTTAGAGAGAACATAGGTGTTATAGAAGATAAAGAAACACAGAGTTTAGTTCAACAAGGACAGATAGACTTAGAGACAGAAGCCACTGCTCCTGTGGAGGAAAATCTTGGACTTTAAAGGAAAGACAAAGGAGGAGGCTGTACGTGAAATAAGAGAGTTTATACAGAAAGAAATAGACCTAATTGAACGTGAGGAGCTTTCTTCTGAAGCCTTCTCTAAGAGTGCTTGGCCTTATTACCAAGCCTCTAACCTGGGTGGTAAGAAAAGATTAAGAAAATTATTAAAGGTTATTCCTAATGAGTGAAGAACAAAACATTTTTAACGGACAAGGAGCAGATGCTCCACAAAATCAAGCAGGAACACAACCACTTGCTGAATCAAATCCTGTTCCACAAGCACCAGCTGTTCCACCAGAATTAGCTGATTGGGTAGGGCCAGGTAAGAAGTATTCTTCTGTAGACGAAGTTTATAAGGCATTTCCGAATGCTCAAAGTCACATTCAGACTCAACAACAAAAAATTGCAGAGTTAGAAGCTGAACTAGGTAAGCGTAAATCAGCAGAAGAGGTTTTACAAGAAATACGAAGCAGAGAGACTGACCAACAGAAGCCCACAAGCCAAGGAGTTGAAGTCAATGAGCAAGTATTGTCTGAGATAGTAAATCGTCAACTTGATATGCGTTCTAAGCAACAAATTGCTTCTGACAATTTAAAAGCATTTAAAGAACAGTTTGGTAATACTTATGGAGATAAAGCAGCTAGTATGTATGAAAACCTCTCTAAGGAAACTGGATTGTCTTTTGATGAATTAAATGCTATGGCAGCTAAATCACCTCAAGCAGTGTTGAAGATGGCTGGTGTAGGTGCTCAGAAACAAAGAACAGCATACGCAAGTATTGATGGAAGTGTTAATACACAAGCTTTGAGTGCTAATGCACCTAAAACAGATCAGCTTAATTGTCGTGTAAGTACTTATGCTAATTCTAAGGAGTTGGCTGAGGGATGGCGCAAAGCTGGTGAAATTGTTAAACAAAAATTGCAAGGATAATATAAATGACTCAACTTACAAGTAATACAACGGCTTTCATTGAAGCCCAACAATATTCTCAGTTTATCATTGAGAACTTGGAGCCTTTTCTGCTTCCAGAAATCTTCTGGCGTGATGTCTCTGACTTCCAGAAAGGCACAACTCTTAACATTAAAACCATTGGTGATGTAACTCTTCAAGAAGCAGCAGAAGATGTTCCTCTCACTTTCAACCCTATCGACACTGGTAATGTTACATTAACCATTGCTGATTATGTAGGTGATGCATGGGCAGTGTCTGATGACCTGCGCTTAGATGGTAGCCAAATTGACACCTTGATGGGTCAACGTGCTATGGAGTCTACTCGTGCGTTTGCTCAACATCACGAAACTCGTTTCTTAGCTACGGCTGCGAATAGCATACAAACAGTTGCTAATGTTAACTTGGTCAATGGTGTTCCTCATCGCTGGGTTGCTGGTGGATCTGGCGCAACCAATCGTGTTATGACTCTTGAAGATATGGCATACATGCAGTTTGCTTTTGATGAAGCAGATGTACCTGCTGAAGGTCGTGTAGCTATTGTTCCTCCTGTAGTTGCTTTAACTCTTGGTACTCTTACCAACATAGTTAATGTTTCTAACAACCCAATGTTTGAAGGTTTGGTACAAACTGGTTTCTCTCGCAATCATAAATTTGTTACTAATGTCTATGGCTGGGATGTATGGACTTCTACCCGCCTTCCTGCTAAAACTGCTACGGAGGCCTTGAACGCTTCTACCTACAGCTTGGCAAATGACACGGCTGAGATTGGTGATAAAGCATGTATCTTCATGAGCATTGCTGACGATCAAACCAAGCCTGTTATGCATGCATGGAGACAACAACCAGGTGTTGAAGGTTGGCGTGAGCATAACGAGCGTAAAGATAAATTCCAAGCTGTTAGCCGTTTCGGTTTTGGTGGTCAACGTTCAGATAGCCTTGGTGTTATTTGGGTTCATCCTACAAACCGTTCTTAAGCTAATATACACTAAGGAGAAATAACATGGCATTAGAAACACAACTGATTCGTGGCGTTACTAAAAACTATGGCGCACGTGAAACTACTGGTAAATATGGTAGTAACCATACTAGCCTTGATAATGTTAAAGTAGCTAAATGGGTGTTCGATTATGATGAACTCCCTGATGCAGACACTACAAATATGGGTTTGTCTATTCCAGCAAACTCTACTATTTACTCTGCTCGTTTACGCATTATAACGGCTTTCACTTCAACCTCTACTACGACAGACCTAACTATTGGTCTACAACAAGCTGATGGTACGGAAATTGACAACGATGGCTTGATTACGGCTGCTCAGGCAACCCAAACAACCATTGCTGTTGTTAACAGTATTATCCGAGGCAACTCAGGTACTCCTGCTGCTCTGATTAATAAAACGATTGGCTCTGCTGCTGGTGAATTAGTAGTTACACCTTCTGTAGATGATTTGTTAACAGGTCGCGCTGAAGTGTTGGTAGAATACATCCTTCCTAATCCTCAGCCTGCATAATTGTCATAGGGGAGCTAATTGCTCCCCTCTAATAAGGAGAAAGATATGGCATTACCTAATAGCAAGTCTATGGACATGCGAGGATTGGAGCTAGAGGCTAAAATCTTTACAGCAGTCCCTGGAGAAACTGCTACTGTAACACAGCTAACAAATCGTACAACTGATGTAACTCTTAACGCCACTGCTGGCCAAATTACTACGGATGATGCTTCTTTAGCTGCGGCTGCTGAAGCTACCTTCACGGTGAATAACAGCTATGTTACGGCTAAGTCTGTTGTGTTGGTGTCTCATGCTTCAGGTGGAGCAGGTACACCTTTCGTATTTGTAAGTGCTGTTGCTGCTGGTAGTTTTGATATAACTGTCACTAACCTCCATGCTTCTACAGCTAATGACGCTGCTGATGTCATTAACTTTGTAGTTATGGATGTAATTTAACAAAAGGAGGGCATTTAGCCCTCCTCTTAGGAGAAAGTATGGCAAACGTAGCACACTCTTCATTGACAGGAAGTGATTTACACGAACCAAAGGGAGTAGCCTCTGCTAACTCGGGAGAGGTATATATTGCTGATGGTGCTGGTAGTGGAGCATGGACAGCTATAAATAATTCTAATAAGATATTCCTACATTACAGATTTAATAACATTTCTACAGCTTCTTCTCAATGGGTTATACCTGGTATAGCAGGAACCATAACGAAAATACAAACTGTATTAAGTGGTGCTATAGCTTCTGCTGATTGTGTTATGTCCTTCGAGATTGGTGGTACTCCTATAACTAATGGTGGTATAACTATTACACAATCCGGTAGTGCAGCAGGAGATATAGATAGTGCTACTCCTACAGCTAATAACACTATCACGGCAGATCAAGCTATAGAGATGATTTCAAATGGAGCATCCACTAACAATGTTAACTTAGGTATAACCTTCACTATAGATGTATCATAAGGAAAGAATATGGCTATAATGACAGTAGCTCAGATGGTTGATGACATTCTGAATGATATGGATTCAGATCCTGTTGATGCCATAACAGACACAGAAGAAAGTAGACAAGTAGTAGAGATAATAAAGAAAACCTATTTCAAGATAATTGACAGCAGGGAATGGCCTTTCCTGTTTAATATGTTTCAAGTGGTGGAGACAGATGCTAACACTCCTACGGAGATGACTCTGCCTGCTACAGTGACAAGACTTAAATACATTAAATATAACGGAACACTTACAAGCTACCTAGAGCCTCAGAAGTTTATGAACACATTGGATGTTCGTAATACAGGAGACGCTAACGTAGATGCTGAGACAGATAGCTCAGGGATAACATTAAAGATTATAAATGATGCAGACCCCACCTACTACACTATATTCCAAGAACGTAGGGTAGTGTTTGATTCATACACGAGTGGTACAGAGAGTTTCTTGGCTACAGCTAACACACAAGGTTATGGACAGGTCTATCCTTCTTGGACAGATGACGATGGTACATTCACCCCCACTCTTCCTGTAGATATGTTTAACCTTCTCCTAGAAGATGCTAAGAGCACGGCCTTCTTGGTGTTGAAACAAGCTTCCAATCCTAAAGCTGACTTCTATGCTAATACGCTTAGAGCAAATCAACTAGAGGCTGGTTGGAAAGGCCGTAAGAACTATCCTATAATAGATAGAGGATTACAAGCATTAGCACAAGGAAGCAATAACAGAGGAGACGACAACAATGCCTCTTAGTACATATTTAGAAATTGTAGATAGTATACATCAAGATCTTAATGGTCCTGGTAATCAAGAACTAATCTATACACTTCATCAAACTCAAGTATCTAGTATGATTACTAGAGTGGTTAAGGAGGTGTATTACCACATAATAGATGGGAAGGACTGGCCTCAGCTGTATGAGATGTTCCAGCTTACACAAACTGGATCTTCTACTCCTACCCATATGACTATACCTTCTGATGTTATGGACTTCCAATACATCAAGTATAATGTCATTAAATCTGGAGAGTCTAAAGCTAAGTATATAGATATTAGATATCTGGAACCAAAAGAGTTTATGGATGTCATAGATGTGCGTGATAGCTCTGCAACAAATATAGATGTTGTCACAGATACTAGTAGTATCCCTCTAAACATATATAACGACAGAGCACCTTTTTATTGGACTAGTTTCAACGACAGTGTTGTGGTTTTCGACGCATATGACTCTGCTGTAGATAGCACAAGCCTTCTTACAACAAAAACACAGTGTAGAGGTAAGGTGTATCCTACAGTTACAGAGACTAATTCTTTCGTATTTGACTTACCTATAGATGCATTCTCTTATTTCTTAGCTGAATGTAAAACTACAGCCTTTGCCTTAATAAGTAAAGAAGGTAATCCAAAAGCAGAGCAGATGGCTAATACACAAAGGCGTAGGATGAGCCAGGAAGCTTGGAAGAACTCAAATGGAATGGGAATTAAATATCCAAACTACGGAAGACCAGGTAAGAAATAACTAAGCAAGGTATACAGCATGGCAACTGATAAACAGTTAGAAGAGTTTGGCATCTCTAAGAGGAATATAAAGAGAGCCAGGTCGCCCGAGGCCACTAGGGTGATGAAGGAAGTAGAGAAGTGTATGAAGATATGTAAATCAATTCCTAAACGTAAACCTAAGAGGAAATAATCATGGCAGGTAAGGTATCTAGTAAAGACCCTCGTGTACAAGCTGCTATAGAAGCACGTAGATCAAGAGAAGCTGCACGTAAGTCTAGTAAGTCAGATAAGAAGCAAACAAAGAAGAAGGTGGCTAGTCTTGGTTCTGGTATGGCTGAGAGAGCACGTAAGCTACTATCTGGTCGTAGTAGACAAATTAATAAAGCTGTAGATAAAGCTGTTAAAGGTAAATGATGAGTAATATGGTGACACCTAACGGAAAAGAGATAGAATTATATAGTGAAGGGTTTGGAGTTAAAGCTAGGTTTAAAGGTGGTGGACAGCTTCCTGATGAACTTAGTGGTACATGGACTAATCACTCATTCGCTATGAATACGATTAATACTTATCTCGACAAGATGGAAGATAAGAAGAGCAAACGATATAAACCAGAACTAAACCCTGAAGACTATAAGAAATAAATTATGCCACAAAAAGGTGATACACAGGTAAATAACTTTGTAAAGGGCTATATAACAGAAGCAAGCCCTTTAAACTTCCCAGAGGGAGCTTCCCTTGATGAAGTTAATATGAAGTTAAAAAGAGATGGTACTAGAGAACGTAGGCTTGGTTTAGACTATGAGGACTCCTACGCTCTACAACCTACTGGACAAACTGCTGAACAATTAGCTGCATCTAGACAACGTGCCTTTGTATGGCCTACACCTAGTGGTTTCACTGACGTAGAAATAGGTGTTATTCAAATAGGCACAAAGCTTTATTTCATTGACCTGTTTACAGAGAATCCTTCTGATAATGTATTAAACAGTGGGAATGCTTTTGATGCTTCTACAGCATCCTCTGTGATAGATAACACAGCTATCTTTGATTTTGCTCTAATCAATAACAATTTAATAGTTGTATCCTCTGGGCTAGACACTCCCTTCATCTTATATTATGATGGAGACACAGACACTATCTCATGGGATACAGCTAGACTAGAGATTAGAGATTTGTATGGTGTTACTGATGGATTGGATGTTAGTGAAAGACCTACGGCTCTGACGGATGCTCATGAATATAATCTCAGGAACCAAGGGTGGAACACTAACATTGTAACAAAGAATGGTGCTGAAGTATTAACAGAAACATTTAATGCTTTAGGTAAATATCCTTCTAATAGTGATACATGGTCATTAGGTAAGATTGCAGATGTAACAGATGCAGACGTAGATAAGTATGATGCTACTACCCTAGAAAGAAATAGCTTTGATATAGGAAGAGCAGCTAGAGGACATTACATAATAGACTTGTATAATAGAGGAAACTCTAGAGAGACTCTTACAGGTCTTACAATGCCTACAACTGATAGAGAGGTTCGTAGAGTCTCTACTGTTGCTTCTATGGGTGGAAGACTCTTCTACTCTGGAATTAACAGTAAGCTAGAGGGGAGAGATGTATCTCCCAAGTTGTCTGGTGCTGTATTGTTCTCTCAGGTAGCTAGTAGTGATGCTGATTTAGTTAAATGCTACCAAGAGGCAGATCCTACTTCTCCTAATGACAGTGAACTAGTAGATACAGATGGTGGTGTTATATTCATCACAGAGGCTTCTAACATAGTTAAAATACAGAACACACAGGGTAGCATACTTGTGTTTGCTGAGAACGGTGTATGGGAGATTAGAGGGGATGAGGGAGGCTTTAGAGCTACTAGCTTCCAGGTAAACAAAGTATCAAACATAGGTGTTATAGCTAGAGAGTCTATACTCGATGCTAATGGTATTATATACTTCTGGGGAACAGATGGTATATTCACTATGACTCCTAATCAGCTTGGTACAGGATATGATACAGTTAATATTACATTAAACACCATACAGAGTGCTTTTAATACACTGCCTGATTTCACTAAGAGAGGAGTTAAGGCATATTACGATGTAAGCACTAATAGTATTAGATGGCTATTTAACTTGTTTAGTGATAATGTTCTAGACATACCTGCTCCTGCTCCTCCTGTATTTGAAATAGGAGAACCAGTAGCTGGTCCTTCTGGACGTAGAGAGCCTGAAACAATTGCTGTAAGCAATACAGTAGCATTCACTGTATATTCAGATACTAATGTAAGAAGGATATATTATCAAGTATCAACTATAGATACAACTACTTTAGCAGTTACCCTGGACACTGAAGTAGAACTAGTAGACACGGGTATTAATGGGGGAGCTAGGGGATGGACAGCAGAGCGACTCTCTGACAATAGAATAGTATTGATAACCTCTGAGACTTCTAGCGAAACTAAGGCTAGACTAATAACTTTTTCAGGTAGTACTCCTACAGTTGGTAGTGCTTCTGTTATTAATAGTGTGTTTGGTCCCTTAACACAAACTGCTCAGCTTAGAACTGCTCCTATAGATAGTGAGAGAATAGTAGTTAGAAGTAGAAATCTAACTAATGGTGTAGGTAGTATGCAGGTAGTTAAGGTAGTAGGATCTACTATTTCCTTTGGAACAGTGGTGTCTACTTCCTCTCAGAACCATCTTAACACTAAGGTGTGTATGCTAACTACTACCTTTGGTATGTATGCTGATATGACATCAGGAAGTAATACACAAAGTAGCTCATCTTTCTCTATTAGTGATGTTACTATAACACTTAATACTGAGTCTACTGGACCTGTATTTGGAGACTTTCCTGCTGGTACTACTGCTGTACAAAGTTTAATACCTGATATACAACCATTTAACAGTACTAGAGCTATATGCTTTGGTACTGGTGTTATAAGTAATGCCTCAGTTTCTAACGAGGATGGTATTGTAGTTTACAAGCTTGCAGCTAATAGTACTGATGTGGATATTGAGGCAGCTACATTCTTTACAACTCCTACCTTGTCTGAAACTAATATGTATAATACTAGTGTTGTTTATAATGGTTCTCTATGGGGTATATATATAGAGGAAGGTTCTCCTCAAACATTAACACTAGCAAACTATAGTTTAGGAGATCCAGCTACTCTATCTTCTTCTACTAGTTTAGAGACAGCTACATTATTTGAAAGACACCCTGAAGTAACTCATCTAGGTAATGGTGTGTTATATTTAGCATATAGAACTATATCTGGTACTGATGCTATAAAGGGACTTGCTATAAGGGTGACATAAGATGGCTAGTACAGAAAGTAATTTCCCTACAAGCTATAACAAGGAGATGGTGTTAGACTTAACCTTGGGAGCATTCTATGTGTATGACTTTGGTCATGCTTCAGATGCTAGTGCTCCTAGAGTGCATGACTACATTCCTATAGGCAAGCTTGTTAAAGAAGCTGTGGAACTCACTGTTCTAGACGATGATGGAGACATAGTAGTAGATGGGAGTGGTAACACTGTCACTGTGGATGGATTCATAACATCAAATAGAACAGCAGAAACAAGAAGAGAGAAGTTTAAGTTTCTCTCTACACAGGGAACAGACATAACTCTCTCTGAGTATAAGAGCTTTAACTTCAAGGACTGGGAATCATATAACACAGATGGATTTGACTTCGATGCCTATCTAGTCACAGGAAGAGACTTAGGTGGGGATATGATGAGAATGAAACAAGCTATATACATAATGATATATTGTAAGAGAACAGAAGAGGTGTATAGCTTAGTAGATGGAGTAGTAACTGCTATAAGACCTTCAAGCTGTTTAACTACAGCTAGGTGGGACTTCGCTGTTACAGATGCACAAGGGAAGATAGGAAGTCAGTTTCAAGCTTATAGATTGTTTCTTCCTAAAGCAGCTAGTCCTTCTGCTGGAGATACATTTGATTATGGTCCTGATGTTATCATAACTAAGAATAAACTAAGAGGAAGAGGAAGAGCATTAAATCTAAGATTTTTAGCAGAAGATGGTAAAGACTTAATATTACTTGGATGGGGTATATTAGGATATAGAAATGATGAACCTTAATTAATATATAGAAGCTGTGTTTGTTCACAGCTTCTTATGTATATTTAATAAACTTCACCCTAAAAAGAAAACTTGACGCAAAGCGTCTTTAAAAGAAAGAATATATTATAGCATACTTTTACTCTTTTGTCAACAACAATAATGAAAAAACTTATAGAAACTGAAGACGGATGTCTTTGGATAGAAAACGAGGTAGAACACTTCATAGAAGGTGTATTTATTCATTGGGAGATATATGCATGGAGTGTGTCTAAAGTTAAGTATTATAGGGAACTTTGGCATAACATTATTTGTCCAAGGCTTCTCTTGTCTTATAGAGACATATACGCCATCCCTCCTAGCAGTAAAGAAGAGAAACTAATTAAGATGTTTGGCTTTAACGACACAGGTTTGAGATTCAGAGGTAACAAGCTTCTCATGTATGCTTCTAAAACGCATCAGAACGCTCCACAACGCATTGAAAATATATTTGAAGGGGATAGGTAGTCATGGGAGTTTTAAGCGCTATAACAAACATCTCTGCTTCTAAGAAACAAAAGAAGATAGCAAAGAGGCAGGCAGCTGCCGCAGAGAAACAAGCTGCTGCTGAACAAGAGAGACAAAGAATAGAACAGGTGAGGGCTGATGTAGGTGCTCGTAAGGAGCGTAGACAACAGCTTAGAGAACTTAGGCTAAGAAGAGCTGCTGCCCTCTCCTCTGCTGCTAATGCAGGAGCTACAGGTTCCTCTGCTGTAGCTGGTGCTCTTGGTTCTCTAGGAAGTCAATTTGGACAGAACATAGGACAAATCAATGAGGCCCAGGGCTTTGGGCAAGCTATAAGTACACAGAATGAAATAGCTGGACAACAGCAATCTGAGATAGCTCGGCTAGAAGGTAAGAGCAGACAGATACAAGCTAAACAACAAGTGTTCCAGTCTATAGGTGACTTAGGACAAAGCGTATTTGACAGAGCAGGTGGTTTCACCTCTCTTGGTGGTGGTAATATATTCAGTAGGTAAAAATGACAGAATTCAACGAAGATTTTGAAGTACCAGAAGATGCATCACTACAACGCTCTGTTCCTAATCACATGGCTACAGAGAATGCTTTCTATACAGCACAGCTGTCTTCTGATGACCCTGTTTCTGATAGCTTCACTATAGCTGAAGACTTACAGATGAATGGTACAAATCCTTCTTATGAGGAGGCTTTGTCTCGTTGGTCTGAAATACAGGAGTTTACAAACAGAGAAGCCACTGTTGACATCATTCAAGATCCTTCCATAGATATTGACACTAAGACCACTGTTGTTCGTAATTATAAAGACGGACTATTCAACAGCAACAATCTTAAAGATCAATATGTGCAAGAAACTGCATCTAAAGACATTCCCTTCACTGGAGAGGAAGACATCCCTGTAAGTGAGCAGGATGTAATGGCACAAGAACTCTTCCTTGATAAGATAGAAGATAATTTAAATGCAGCAGACGAAGTACAACAAATCAAAACTGCCTTTGGTAAACAACAAAATCTCTCTGCTACTACAGCCACCGCTGGGTTAGCTATGGAGGTTTTGAGTCCTGTAGATTTACATGCTATAAGGATAGCTAGAAGTGCTGCTGACTTAGGTGTACAGGTCACTAATGAAGACCTGTTTAAAGAAGGTGGTACGCTTAACACTATGGTAAGGGCTGCTGTAGGTCCACTTCTAAAGGATACAGCTTTCGCCGAAAAGCTAATAGATATAGCTGACTTTGTTTCTCAGCCTCTAGATGCAGAAATCCTAGATATTCCTAGGAACTTTTTGTTTAGTGGTAGTTTGGCTAAGAAGGTTGCAGACCTGTACGACCAATCTACGCCAGAGGGTAAGAGAGAGATATTAAAAACAACTCTGGATAGTTTAGAAGACATTCCTGGTACAGACATGCAGAAGTGGCTTGCCTTCCAGGAAACTATAGAACTAGGAGCACAAGATCCTCTAGCACAAGCCGCTGGAGATATAGCTGGTTTCTTAGGTGCTAGTGGTGCAGCTGCTTTCTTTAGAAACCCTGTTAAGGGTGTTAAATGGTATACTACATATGATGGTTCAGGTTTGCCCGGATTCACTGCGGGCGCTAAACAGCCTCCCTTCCAAGGAAACATTGTAGACTCTACGGATACAATAGCTACTAAGACAGATGACATTGTAAGACCAGACCACACACCTACAGGCAGTGATAATGTAGTTAATGCTACTGATGATGTAGTAGATGCCACTGTACCTGTTACAGACATTCCTAAAGTTAGCATTAAGAATCAGGTAGACCCTTTCCTAGCTAAAGCAGGAGAGAGTTATTCCACTCTACAGAAGAAAGCTAATGAGAAGGTGTTTGACCAACCTAAAGAACTAGCAGACAAAGGTAATAGAGTTATTCTCTTAGACCCTGCTAAGGTAGACAGTCAATTCCCTGCCATCATTAAAGACAACTCCTTTAAAGAAGCTAAGAAGATATTAAGGAATAAGTCTGAGGATGAATTACGCACATTAGGTAAGAGATTTAAACTGAATGTAGAAGGCCTTAAAGGGCCTAAACTACTAGATGTAGTGTCTGATAAGATGGCACACCCTAATGCTAGTGCTATAGCAGAAGGCATCACTCCGTCTGCTCGTCCTGAATCTAGTGGTGCTGTAGCAGAAGCCAGACAACTATTAGAAGGTAAGAGTGAAACACAGCTACGTATGATTGGTAATAGCTTAGGAATGGAAGTTAAAGACGTTCCTTCTAAAGACCTGTTATCTGTAGTGTCTAATGGCATGGCAGAGAGGGCTGCTCGCATTGAAAATACTCCTCAGTTTAAACAAGCTGATAAAGAGTTTGTAGCTAAGAAGAAGGTTGAAGTTAAGGAAGTTAAGGTAGATAAGCAAGGTAACTTTGTTTCAGCTAAACCAGAACTAGAAGAGGTAGAAGAAGCTCTCCCTATAAGGCAAAAGGATATAGATGATGCTAAAATGATGCTTAAAGATAGCAATGATGCTGTGCTACGCACTATGGCAAAGGATAACAATATAGATGTAAAAGGTCTTAGTGATAGTGAGTTATTTGATGCTGTAGCTAAAGGAATGGCAGATGCTCTCACTAGAACCTCTAGAACAAGAAAGGTTAAGAGACCTGTCGCAGGAGGTGCTACAGAACTCACAGATATTGACTATAATGTCATGAGAGCTAATGGTATGGAAGTTATACCAGTTTCTGCTGACTTAGCCACTCTTATGAATGCTTCTAAGAATGGATATATCAAAGGAGTACATAGTGTTCCTACTATATTCGATGTAGCCTCTTTAACGCGTGTTACACGGCCTAGCGTCAATCCTAATAGCCCAGCAGGGGTAATGGCTAGGGCAAACCCTGTTGAAGCAGCTAACAGGCATATAGAGGCTATACAAGACGCTACAGAAAACACAGCTATGTCTATGGGAACAACTAAAGGAGAACTTATAGCTGATGATGTTCTTCCTAAACTAGACATTGCTTTAGAAGAAACCTTTCCTAATGTAGCTAAACACTTAGTTAAACAGGATGAAGAGTTTAGACAGATAATTAAAGATCCAGGTGTTAACCTTCTGGATAATGCAGGAGATGTACAACGAGCAGAAGACATTACTAAATTCCTAAAAGCTTTCAGAGAAAGTGGAATAGGTCAATACAATCAAGCTAATAGTACAGTTCACATCGGTAGGAATAGAGCCGAGGGGATAGCTACGTATGGAAGAAATAACAACTACGGTTGGACAACTTCTAGTGATGCTGAAGCAGCTGCTAAACAGCTTAAAGAATTAGACCCTTCTTCTCAAACACGAGTTGTAGAACGTAATGGCACACACTGGGTAGAACAACAATGGTCTAAAGACTTCGATCATATAAATCGTTGGATGTTCAATGACCATAGCATGGATAGTAAGGTATTAGGTATTCCTACAGGTGCTATAACTCGTAGTAGACTAGGTAGCTGGATATTCCCTAACACTATGAAAGGTGATCCTGATGTAGCTAAGGTGGGTTTCTTAGCTGAGTTGAAAGCTAACAGAGATGAGGCAGCCTTTTTCTCTTTGATTCGTAAGGAAATATTAGATACTCCTCATAAGAGAGAGTTGTCTAAGTTGATGAATGAAACGCAAGAAACACAGAGGTTCTTTACTCCTGATGAATTGGCTATAGAGTTTCCTGGTTTAAAACAAAAGGAACTAGAGAGTCTAGCTAAGTCTTATTACTCTTATAAGCGTGGTGCAGATTATGCTTATGAATTAGCTAATAAGGTTCATAGAGATGGTTTAGAAGGACAAGGCTTCCAAGGTATCTATGATGGTGATGGTGTTCTTCTTGGTTATGGTAAAGTATTAGACGAAGGAGCCGAGCTCCCTAGAGAAGTGTGGGATTTCTCTCAATCTAATTCTATGCCTACGCCTAGAGACTTAGATGGGTTAAGTGTAGTTAAGATTAATGAGCCTATTAAAGTGGGAGATAGAATATACAACCATGCTATTCTTAGAGGTGAGCAAAGACTTGCTAAGCTTCCTACAAGAACTCTCCCTAAAGTAGAAGGGTGGATTCCTCGTAGAAATAAAGAAGCTTGGTTTATTGATTTCACTCCTAACAAACTAACAGTAGATGGTAAGGCTGTTACAGGGGTTGCTCTGGATGAGCATGTTAAAACAGTAGGAGCAGGTAGAACTAAGGAAGAGGCTGATAGATTTATAGAGCAGCTTAAATCTGAATTTCCTGAAGGTACTCTGAAGTCTAGAGAAGCTACAGAGAATACAGGAGATGCTTCTTTACAAGCCTATAAACTATATAGAGACACAACTAATAACATACGTAAGAGAGGAGAAAGACTACCTACTATACATGGATTTTCTAGACTGGAAGATCCTCTAGAAGCTTTTGCAGACACCACTAGAACACTCACTAGAATGAAAGCATGGCAGCCTTTCAAAGAGTCTTTTGAGAAAGACTTCATGAAGTTTGCTGATGAGTTTATTCCTGTAGTTAATGGAACTAAGAACTTCCCTAGTGATGTTACAGCATTAAGGCAGAAGCCTGCTAGTGGTCCTGAAGATCTTAAGAGGTTTAAAGTTGCACAACGCCTCTTAGAGCAATATAAGGAGATGAACTATTCTCAGACATTTGGAGATAGGGTATGGAGATCTACGTTCAATAACATAGCTAATGTTATGGAGGACATTAAATTTGCTGGTCCTCAGACAGCAGATATGTTAAGAACTGTAGGTAAACAAGGTAACTTACCTGTAAGACTTACAAAGAGCTTAGCTTCTCACTTGTTCATCTACATGAATCCTCCTAAGCAATGGATTGTACAGCCTCAACAACTGTTGGAGCTAAATGTTATTAGTCCTACTTATGCTTCTAGAAGTCCTACAGAAATACCTTCTGTTATAGCTGCTGTAGTTTCTCGTGCTCCGCATATGAGAGGTAGAGAGGGGTTTGGTAAGGCAGCATATGAAGCAGCTAAGAAAGCTTCTCGTATGGACCCTAAAGACTTTGATGCTACAGTGGATGCTATTTATAATAGTGGTTTGCCACAAGCTGTTGACTTAAACCAAGTGCTATATGGAGCATGGCAACAAGCAGGATTTCAAATAGATCCTTCTTTAGCTAGAAGCACTATAGATGTCACTACTAATGCTGTCTCTGCTCCTGGCCGTATAGGTAAGAGTGTTGGATATACTCCTGCTGAGATGGCTAATAACATAGGTACCTGGTTGTATGCTAGAGACAGATGGCAGAATAATAATCCTGGAAAAGATTGGAACACTCCTGATAACATAGCTCGTATCACTGCCGATAGCTGGGATATTAACCACAGCATGATTGGTAGAGCAGGTGCTATGCCTTTTCAGAATGGTGCTCTTGGTGTTGTCTTCCAGTTTATGGCTGTACAACAGAAAGGATTTATGCAGCTTCTTTCTAGTAAAACCCTAACTCCTAAGGAGAAGGTTAAGCTAGCTTCTGCTCGTATGGTGTTATATGGTGCTTATGGACTTCCTATGGGTGCTGTAGGTCTCACATACATGGATGAAGTGGTAGATAAGTTTGCTTCTGATGAAACAAAACAGGCGTATAATGAAATGAAGGGAGGCATCTCTGATGCTCTAACTAACACTTCTATAGACGTATGGTTTGCTGATCCTGACACCAAGTGGGAGATAGTAGGAGATACATTCAAGGGAAGTTTACCTGGAAGAAGTGATATAGCAATGTCTAAAGCTATGACTCCTATTCCTGATAACTTCCCTCTCTATGAGATGTTGGTTAACTTATCTGGTTTCACTGACAACAACAAACAAAACCCTAGATTCCCAGGTCCGCAAGCCCTAGATAGTTTCACTAAGGCTGTAACAGACATTAAGAGTTTATGGAATGCTGACACTATAGATAGTGAAGAGAAGCTTGTACTAGCAGCCAGAGGGCTGTCAGAGACAGCTAGCCTCTTTAACAACTACGGCAAAGCTGTTGCTATGCGTCAGTATAACGACAAGGTAACTAAGTATGGTACTAGGTATGGCGCTTCTGTAACTGAAGGAGAAATATTCTTTCAGAAGATAGGTATTACCACTAGAGAAGAAGCAAGAATGTGGGATATCATAGATCTAGACAAGCAACGTACACAACACATCTCTGATGTATCCAATGAGGTGTTTGAACGCTTTGTTAAAATGGAGAGATTGATAGGTAAACCCGACTATCCAATAGCTGTAGCTCGTTTAAACGAGATGATAGAACTCTCTGTAGAGAAGCAGGACATCCCTGAAGTTAAAAGGAATGTTGAAGCTAAGCTAGATGAGGAGTTTAAGAAAGGAACCATCAAGCAAGACTTGTATAGAAGCTTGTTTCAAATGCATAAAAATATTAACAATGAGAAACATAAAGAGATGATTAGAATCTTTAGAGAAAGTGCTACACGTAATGAAGGTGATAAACGTGTAGTAGAGTTGTGGGAAAACTCTCAATTAGTGGAGAAAGAATAATGGTGGACAGTGTTGGGCGTAAGCCCACAACAACAAATACAGGGGGATCTCTTTCTGGTCCTGACTTACAAGCAGCTAGCTTCTCTCGTCAAGGCGTAGTAGACAGAAGTGGTATATTCCGTGGAGAGGCTGCTGCTCGTGGAGCTGAAGGAATCTCAGGTGCTATACGAGGACTAGGCCAATTTGCTCTAGATGTTGATGAAGGAATAGCTAAAGCTAATCTTGAGAAGGACATTCTAGATGAGTTTGACCTAGCTACTGAAACTAGACAAGAAGGGTTTAATGAGGAACAAAGGAGTAGGTTTGAAGATGCTTCTGTAGACCTTAATGTAGCTGAACGTAAGAAGGAGTTTATAGACGATGAACTAGGAGCTAAGGAGTCTGTTGATGCTTTGGCTCCTGAGTTTGCTGACATCACTAATAGGCTTAAGAAGGCAGAACGTTCTGGTGCTATGTCTCTTGATGAATTTGAGATTAGAACCAGAGAAGCCTTACGTAGGGCTATTGCTAAACGTCCAGGACTCATTGGAGAACTCACTGCTCATGCAGAAGCCACTCTTAACCTGTCTGGTGCTAGAGAACGTCTACGTCTACATGACAAACTTGTAGCTGCTGATGCTCAAGAAGACACGGCTAGACGTGATAGAGCTATAAAGCAGCTTGACAAGGCTAATCTACCTTTTGACTTTAACACTCCTACAGATCAACTGGAGTTACAGCTTAACACATTCAGACAACAGGAAGTGGCATGGGAAGAAGGTAAGAGACTTAGAGAGGCTAAGGACACAATGTCTCAAGAGGAAGGTTTGTCTCTCTTACGTCAGCATGGTAGGTTTACTGGTGTAGGTTCCTATAACGAATTCTCTCAGGAAGTGACCGGCCTATTCTCTCCTGAGATGAAAGCTTCTGATCTCACTAACGCTAAGCTTCAGGTTAATCAAATCTTAACTATGAAGAGAGCAGAGATTAATGAGATGGGTAGGAAAGCATCTATAACCAACACTCCTGAGTTTAAAGATTTCAGAGACAACTGGCTAGGCTCTATGGAGAATTTAGCTAAGACATTAGAGACAGCATCTAATGGAGAAGAAGCAGCTAATATAGCTAAGAACCAGATGTCTGTTATTCAAAACCAATGGCAGAGACAGGTTCAACAAGGAGGATTTAATCCTGAGATGGCTCGTGTAGCCAATCTAATGTCCCCTTGGGTACAGAACGCTAGTTTGTTCCAGAGACAGCCTCATATGCAAGATAGCTTTACTCCTATGTTTGAGAACTTGCTCTTAGGTGCTGTTAACAGTCCTAGCTTGTCTAGGTCTTTAGAGAGTACGGATGGACAGACTTCTGACATGGCTAACATGCTGGACTCCGCTCTTAAAGGAAGTGTACCTGAAGACATAACTAACCCAGGTAATAAGGTAGCTACTGACTTCGAGAAGATGGTGAATAGTGCTGTAGAAGTTATAGATAATAACATAGGTAAGGCTCCTGGCACAGCTTTTAAAGCTATGACAGACATCATTCATAAGATAGGAGATCCTTCTAATAGAAAACATCTAGAGAATGCTACAGACGCCACTAAGGCTCAGCTAGTGGAACTAGGAGTTAAACAAGCCAGTGTGTTAGAGCCAGATAGGAACAGGTTCCTTAACTCCGCTAGAGAACAGGGTGTAACTATTAGACCTAGAGTGTTGCCTAACGGTACATTACAATTCTTCACTAACGGTGACACACCTAAAGATAGAGAGCTTCTTAAACAATTTAACAATAGGTTTGGTAGAAAGTATAATGACCTCATCAAGTTTAAATCTACTTTATTTGGAATGAGTGTACCTCAAGCTTCAGATCTATTAGCTGACATCTATTCTGGTGGTTCTGTAGAAGATGTTCGTAATGCTATAGACACTAGAAGACAGAAACTAAACAGAGCACCTGAAGGAGTTACAGAGCTAATTAAGAGTGAGGAAGGGTTTAGAGAGAATGCCTATCTAGACCAAGCTGGAGTACCTACTATTGGTTATGGATTTACTACACTAAATGGACAGCCTGTTAAATTAGGAGACACTATATCTAGAGATCAGGCAGAAAGAGAGCTAGAAACTCAAATACAAAATCACTCATCATTTAAGGACAAGTTAAACACTTCTCTTACAGAAGAACAGATGGCTGCTTTAGCTTCCTTTGAGTTTAACCTTGGACCTGCTATATGGGATCAATCAGGTAAAGACATAATCAATGCAGTTAATAAAGGAGAACTTGAAACAGCTGCTGAAATTATGTTAAGACATAATAAAGTAAGAGATCCTAGTACAGGTGAACTGAAAGAGAACAGAGGTTTGATTAAACGAAGGGAAAGAGAAGCCAAGATGTTACTAGGAGAAGCATGATGTTCGTAGAGTATGCACTGGAGATAGGACTGGGACTCTTCTCAGCTATCTCTACATTATTGATGTTTTTAGTGAAGAGAATATATAATAGGGTAGATAAATTGGAACAAGGGCTACATGAACATCGTGTAGAAGATGCTAGGCTGTATATAACTAGAAAGGAACACGATGATAAAATAGAATCACTGAAGAGTGACTTAAGGGAGATGGTGGGAAGTATTGGTGAATCTGTTCGTAATATTGAGAACTACATTAGAGAATCGAATAAGAAGCTCTAGAAGGGAGTTAAAAGGGAAGGGGTATACATTAGGCCGGGAAAGTAATTAAAAGCCCGTGTAAACCCCTTAGAAGCTATTTAATAGACATTGAGGTTAGGATACATAATGCTGTCTAGTTTATCTAGCATGTATTCATATTCAGCTTCATAGTCTACAGCTTCTTCATTCAAGTGAATGAGCACTCTATCTGAGTGATTCACTAATGCTCGTAACACTTCTGTCATATTAACTATCTCTTCTCTGACAGGATTAAACTCATACCAGCAGTTGAACTTAGGGTTATACTTAGTAATAGTTTTCATAGCATTCTCACTTTCTTAGGGTTATTTTCAATCCAATATCTACCATCTTCTTTAGAGAAGGGAGCAAATAATATGCTGTCTCTATCAGAAGAGATAAATCTAAACACCTTTCCAGGTACTCCTTCTATCTTGTATAGCTTCTCATAATATTCCTCTTCGAGAGGAGATTCCTGCTCTCTCTTCACAACATCACTTAGTGTTTTGTCCATATACTTCCTCTAGTTCGTCTATTAGTTTGTTCAAATACCATCTAGCTTTCTTAGCATCAACTACTGGTGTACCTTTAACTTCATATCTCCAGAGATATTTAATGACATTAGCTACACATGCTGCTTCTATCCCTAGTTTACCTTTAGTAGCAGCTTTAATAGCATCTATACATTCTATATCACCTTGGTTGTAATGGGAAGGTTTATTAACCAAACTCTCCATATATTCCTTATGGTCTTCAGATAAACTCAATGTAATCCCTCCACATTAGTGAACATATCTTCTGTTTTCTTGTCTACTACATAGACAGTGAAGGATAGGTCTGATCTGTTAGGAATCTCTACTTGAAAGAATCCCACCTCTTCCTTAAAGTCCATACCTTCCCCTTCCATTTCAGAGACAATAGCTTCAAATATTTCCTCTATGTCTCCTCCCACCATCATCTCTTCACTCATATTTCACAACTCCCTGAAACACAGGCTAACTGCTGTGCTCCTTCTGTAGCATCATCTTCTTCAATTAGCTCTTCCCACTTAATGTCTGTAGGCATTTGAGCTACCAGTTTATTGTAGGTTTCCTCCTCTATATCTTCATAGGGGGCCTGCTGGTATGTATGATCTGAGAAAGGAAGGAAAGACACTCCACTCATTTCATCAAAGTGTTTATACACCCATGCACCTACTTCCATCCATTCATTCTCCTTAACAGAGACAGTTATAGAAGGTTTATGTTCACACCAATGCCTCTGGTATATGAGCCACAATTCAAGCTGTTCTATAGCTGTTCTATCGTTTCTACATATAGCCCCTTCTGGAGCCTTAATAGGGAAGCTAAACACCGCTGTACTGTCTGGTCTATGTGCCTCATCTTCTACAGGTACACCCTTCTCTTTTAAGAACGAATAAACAGGGTCTTTCTTATCCATCCTTATACGTCTGATATAAAACGAACTGTGCCTACTATGTATACCACTAGCGCTATTAACCAACTGACTAACAGTACCTGAGGGTTTAACACAAGTGATGCTAGAAGAGACAGGTATGCCAAGAACATTAGCCCATCGTGTATTAACTTCTCTCGCATGCTCACGTAACGCCTCTAAATTATTAGTTAGATATTCATCATCTATACTTAAATCTACATGGTCCATTATACCAGTTAATGACACGCCTAGCAAGCGTTCTTCTTCAGTGTTTCTTTTCCATTCTTCAGAGAGAAATCCGAAGTCTGTTAAGCTACTCTGTATAGTTCCTAATATTGTAGCAAGTTCTACTTTACGCTTCAAATCTTCAAAGGAATCTGTAGAGCGTACAACTACCTCTGTTAAATTCAGTTATATTCACGACAGGTCGTTAATCTGTAGCAGGGACATGTTTAAGAATCCATTGGGCAAATAAATGCAATTCCTTATTAGTAGCCTGACCTTTCATTCTGTTAGCGGCTTGTGAGATAACTTGTACATTATGCTTCTCATAGCCTATAGAATTATCAGTTCTATCTAAAGAGGGAGAGTTAGGGTATGCTCCTGATCTACCAGAATTCATATTAAGTTTTATACCTAATACTGGACAAGTGTCTGGGATAACAACGTCAGATACTAAGATGTTAAAGCTACGACCTTCTTCTTTTGCTCTAACCTTAGCTCTCTGATGCATTTTCCATTCAGGGGTCATACTCTTAACTCTACTACTATTACAGTTCTTGCATAAAGTCATCTTGCTAGTCTTCTCGAAAATAGTACTACAATTGGTACATTCTCTATGAGTTTCACTAACAAAATTCCCTTGTCTATTCTTTTCCATTACAACTCCTAATTATGTAATTAACATATATTAACATAATTCATAGTAGGAGTCAATACCCATCTGCATATTCCTATGCAGCTTAGACTATATCATCACACTTACAGTGTGTCGTGCGCTTCCACTCACTTGAGTGTACTCCTTTCGGATAGTCGTTGCACCTTCCGTTTCCGGCTTGGCTCAGTATTGCCCGTTCTGGGTGTCCACTGAATTCACACGATTTTACTTCTGCCATTTCTAACAGAATTGTTTATCTCGTAAGATAATTTCAGAACAAGGATTGGTTCCGTAGTCTAAATCAGGACTACGTAAACCATATTTAGCTGCTTGCTTCTGAGAAGCTATTCTACTAAATATACCACGTTCTCCACTCTTACTCTTAACCAGGGAGAGCCACTCCTCCATGAATGTTTCCATGTCTGGTTTTTCTGTATACACAGCAGAGTTGTTAGCTAAACCACGTTGCGGATTGTCTGTCCACCATTCCCCTGTCTTAGCATTCTGCATACGTTTGTCAGAGAGATTAGAAAGGCTAATAAGAGCACTACGTCTTACACCACCAACCACAACAATCTCTCCAATCATACACATTAAGTCATGTACTTCTAGAGATGTTAATTTTCTTCCTGCTGCGCCTCTGAAGGTCTTTTCTGTGAATGTAAACAATCTCCGCAAAGGGTCGGGACCAGATGCCCTTCCACCGAAAGTCTTAAGACGTGCTCCAGCTTGTCTAACTCTAGAGTAGTCAACTTTTGGGATCTCTCCTTCCCACAGGCTTGACAGTAGCTTTTTAAATGCAACCGCCCATCCTCTTTTACTATCTGATACCACAATGACGTCATCTACTTTCTCCAATTTCTCTGGTATTGTAGGCAGCTTTGCTACTTCCTGTCTTTCACAGGAGAATCCTACACCAGTACCACACATTAGAATGTACAGCGCTTCAGAGAAGGCTCTCTTGTTATTAATAGCTAAGTAAGAACAATTGTAAGCTGCTATGTTCTCACGTTCTACAGCCTCCCCAGCAGTCATTAAAAGACGCATACTAGGCATTACTTCTAGGTTTAGTATAGCCTTCTTTAGATCATCCTTGTAGTAAGGCCAAGACTCACTAGCAGAGAAGTCTATTTTACTGGAGAGGTAGGTTATTAACCTCTCAACTGTGTCTTCCCACGACTCTCTACGCTTATGTTCATCTGTATATCTAGCATACCTGCTCTTATGTATTACTTGTTGATATAAATCCATCTATTCTCTTCCTAGTTTCTTTAATATATCTGAATATTCAGGATCAGTGCTCTTTATAAACACTCCATCGAACATAACTCCTTGTCTAGTGCTAATCTTCTTATAAGCAGCCTCAGCGCATTCAGGTAGGGAGATGTCATGCATCTCACAAAGAATAGAAAGTATTACGTACATATCTCCTATTTCTTTAATGAGGTTTTCTCTATCATCTTTACAGATAGCGTCTGATACCTCTCCTACTTCCTGTATAAGTTTACATAACTGGTCTTTAGCTGTAGATCCTCCTATGATGTTTGTATCATATCCCCAAGAAATTATGTTCTTGGTTGTTGCATAAATATTTTCTGGTATGTTCATTTATACATCCTGTATTTTTCAAATAGCTTCATAGTTTCAGGTAACACTTCTTTAAGAAGGTTGTATATCACATTAGCATATCTCCTAGCTTCTACTTGTGCATGCTCATCCATTCTTAGAGATAAGAAGTGCATCATGTTGTGTAAATCCTGCTTCCATAGCCAATGAGTATAGTGATTCAGATGCAAAAATATACGTGCGTGCTCTGGAGCTACACCTTGGTGTATATAATACTTATACAAAGAATACGAGTCTCTGCAACTATTATTCAGATCTTCTCTGAAGTACAGTTGAATTTCTTCGTTCAGATTATCCTCTTGACCCTGCTTATTGCTCTTAGCTTTTCCACCTACTACATCAGGTATATACCATTCTTCAGGTAATGTAACATATCTACCTGATACCTCATTAATAGTGGCTGTTCTATGTCTAACAAATTGTCTAGCAATGAAGATAGGTAGTTTCATCTCTAACCATATCTCTACCATCTCTGTTGGTGTGGTATGCCAGTGTTTCATTAGATAGTTACACAGCTTTAAATCATCTTCTCTAGTCCTATCAGAATCAGTTAGATCGAAACTCATTCTTGCTGAGTTAGCTGGATCTGTATCATCAGCATCAAACTCTTGATCTATTCTCCTAGTGGGACCAGATACATTTCTTAAGGTAACAAAACCATGATCTAATACCTTAAAGGTCCTCTTCAAAATAGTCCCTCCGTTCTTCTATCTTATCCTGAAACCTATCCACTAAGTCTTCTGTAGTTATGTCTAAGATTTCTAATACATCAATCTCAGGCATTTCTTTCAGCTTATCCATCACATCCTTCTCTGTCAGAGCACTTGCTTCCTGCCAGAATTGCGCTGGCAGGTTGTACAAGTTTATTGGCTCTAACGTAAGGTCAGGCCAAGAGAGTTTCATAAGTTCACCAAACCACCAATGATGAGAGACAACAAACAAGCCATAATGAATACAGCCGTTACAGCAGAAATCTCTAGATTCCAGTGTACTGGAGCAGGTGCAGGTTCTTCTACCACCACAGTAGTGACTGGGAAAC